ATGGACGAGCAGTATACGCCCTACAACAACGAGCCCGGCGAGGGCATGATCAAGGGCGGCTTCACATACGACACGAACATCGTGTCGCGGAAGGCCCTGACTGCCACCGCAACCGGTGCGTCGTCGCTGACCGGACAGGCGACGGGCGGCGATGCTGTGGTCGCCGCGAACGAATACCGGAATTTCCAAGTTCGCATCGTGCAGGACACCGGCACCCCGGCTGCGGTGGGGCAGCGTCGCATCATCGCCTCGCACACCGCTGGCGCTTCGCCGGTCTACACGCTCGGAACCGCTTGGACGACGACGCCATCCAGCACGGCGAAATACGTAATCGAGCAGCCGAACCTGATCGTGCTGCGGACCAGCGGCAACACGACGACCTACACCTACAATTACACCGATGCGACCATCAACAACGGAACCAACAGCATCGCGGCGAATGCGTGGTCTACGACGTATTTCGCTGCCGGTCCTGCTGCGAACGCGGCGGGCTGCTTGTGGATGCCTTCGTTTGGCATTCAGCCAGACCCCGCGCGCAACGCGCGTCATAGCTTCAACTACTTCTTCCGTGGCGGCGCAGTGACGCTCGATGTTCTCGACATCGCGAACACCATCACCGGCACATGGACCGGCGCGATCACCTATGACGGCGCGCAGAACGCAACTGGTGTAGGTACGACCGGCGCTTACTCGCCCTACGGCGGCGAGGGCCGCTTCACCTACCTCAACATCTACGTCGCGAACCAAGTCAATCAGATCTACCGCTTCGACGCGAAGAACCGTGTGCTGTCGCCTCACACGACGACCGACTTCCTCCAGGCAGGCACCGCCACGATCGGTGGTCGCATGGCGGCCTTCGCGGCGATCGACGGTTCTGACAAGTATGATGTCGTCCTGCTTCAGTCGCACCTTTCGACCGTGACGCAAGAACTGCTGGTGCTGGTCTGATGTCCATCTCCGATCTGATCCGCCTCGCGCAGAACCGCCTCGCCACGCTCAACAGCGCGCGGGCGACCGCTGACCGAGACGGCGACGCTGATCGTGTCGCCGCGCTCGACACCGAGATCGCAGAGACCGAGGCCACGCTGGCGGCGTTGCGGGGGATCTGATGGAAACGCTCACAGCACGCCTCGCTCGTCCAGACGTCGCGTCGTTGCCCGACTGGGCGGCTGCGGCGGCGCTGAACCAGCCCGACCCGACGCTCCCGGCGGTCGAGACATGGGAGCCCACGAAAATCGGCATCGGCGCAATCCTCGACACGCTCGGGCCATCGGCCGGGGCGACGTTCCTCGATGCCCTGGAGACGCTGGCCGAGACGACGCCGGTGGTCCGGTGGGGCCTGGAACTGATCCGCGGTTCCGGCCTCGACCTGTCGCGGCCATCGGCCCGCGCGCAGCTCGAGGTGCTGGTCGCTGGCCGCATCCTCCAGCCCGCCGAGGGCGAGGCGCTGCTGGCGCTCTCGCGGCGCACCCGGCATCCATCCTGGGCCGAAGCCAATGGCGTAGTGGTTGACGCGCGGGCGGTCGGCCTGGCGCGCGGAGGTCGGTGATGGCAGTCGCGAAATGGGCCGCGCCCAGCACCCGCAGCAGCAACATCCTCTCGACGGTCGCGAACTCGTTAGCGAATGAGTCGGAAAGCGCAGTCGTCACGTATGACAACAGCACCAACCGCGATCTCTACGCGCTGTTCACGCTCAAGCTCGGCTCGATCACGCCATCGACCAAAGGATCGGTCTCGATCCGCGTGACGATCAACGACGGCACCGATACGAGCGACAAGGTCGGCGGCGATGTCTACGTCCTGCCGCTGACGAGCGGCGCGTCGGCCAAGGTCAACGTCGTGCAGGTCAGGCTGCCGCCGTATTCGCTCAGGCTATCGGTGGTCAACAACGCGGGCGTGACGCTCGCCGCGAGCGGGAACGAACTGTATGTCCGGCCGTGGAACGAGGACGTCACCTGACATGCCGCGCGGCTTCAACGACTACGACACCGCGAGGCTCCAGGGGCGGCTGTGGACGCCGGCGGTGTTGCGGCCGACGGTATGGCTTGACGCAGCCGACATCTCAACGATTTCGATCGCGACCGGCGTTTCCGAATGGCGTGACAAGTCCAACAACGGCTGGAATGTGGTCCAGGCGACCGCAGGAAATCAGCCAGCATACACTCCCTTGGGGCTGAATGGACTGAGCGTCGTCAATTTCAGCGTTGGGAAATTACTTCAAACGGCGAGCAACTTCACACTAACCGGCGACCCTAATATCACGGCGATTGTTGCTTATCGCAAGACGACAAATACAGAAGGAGCCGTTTTTGGCTGGGGCGGCCCTACCCTTTCGTCCCCAGGGTCGGCTTTTGGTTATTACGACGACGGAACAAATGCGTCCTGGGCATCCGCTGGCGGCGCCAGTTACTCGCATCAAACTCCCATTCCGCAAAATAACGAATGGGGCATCGCGTCGTTCGTAAAACCAGCCGGCGCTTTCACAAACTCTACGTCATTTCGCAATGGTGCGACGTTTTCAGTCAGCACAGGCGCAAACGCTCCAAATATCCTTTCTCAGCCGTTGAGCGTTGGTCGGTGGGCTGACTATGTATTCAACAGGTTTGCAGGAGACGTTGCGGAGTTGCTTGTTTTCTCTTCTGCCTTTGCTTCGCGCGATAGGTGGGGAATTGAAGGCTACCTTTCCTGGAAATGGGGAATCCCCCTCGCCGCCGATCATCCATTCGCCAACCGCCCTCCGCTGATCGGGGACTGAGCCATGCTGCGCGTCAGGACGCCAGGATCGGCGCTGTTCGCGCAGCAGCAAGCCGCCCGCCCGCTTAGCGGCCTCTCGTTTCTCTTCTCGCCGCTGCTCGGTCACGCGGCGGTCAATGTTCTCGTTCCGTCCGCCACGATCTCGATCACCGCCACCGCGCCGACGATCCAGGCTGCGACGGGCGCGACAATCACATGTCCGGCAGCGACCATCGCTATCGCTGCGAACGCTCCGGCGATCTCGGCGGGCAAGAGCGTCACCTCTCCCGCCGCGACGATCAGCCTCGCTGCTAACGCTCCTTCGATCTCGGCGGGCAAGGTCATCAACGTTCCGGTCGCCGCCCTGCTCATGGGCGGCGAGGTTCCGGCGATCAGCGCGGGCAAGTCTGTCGCCGCCCCGGCGGCGACCATCGCCATTGCGGCGCTGGCTCCCGCGATCCAGGCCGCGACGGGCGCATCGGTCGCATGTCCAGCCGCGACGATCTCGATCTCGGGATCGGCTCCGTCGATCTCGGCAGGCAAGATCATCACCGTCCCCGCCGCCACGATCACGCTGGCCGCGTTTTCGCCGGCCGTGGCGAGCGGAAAGAGCGTCGCGGCACCTTCGGCCACCATCGCGCTTTCCGCCGCGCCACCGATCATCCAGGCGGCTTCTGGCGCGACGATCTCGGCACCGGCGGCGACGATCAGCCTCGCGGCGGTCGCTCCGACGGTCAGCGCCGGCAAGTCCATCGCCGTCCCGGTCGCCTCGGCTCAGGTTCTCGCGGCGCTCGCGCCGCAGCTGGCGGCGGGCAAGTCGATCTCGGTCCCGGCCGCGACCATCACGCTCACTGCCGCGTCTCCGGTCATCGCCGCCGGCAAGGCCATCGAGGTCGCCGCCGCGGCGATCGCCATCGGGGCGCTGCCGCCGGTCATTGAGCTGGTCGCGCCGCCCGGAACCCTGCGCGTGATCCGCGACGCCATCAGGACCGCCTGGGATGCGCGCTGGCCGCACGGAAGCGGATACCGGGTGCTCTGGCACCAGAACGACAACGAGAGCGTCCCAGAGCCCGGAGAAGCCCGCGCATGGCTGCATATCTCGGTCGACTTCGACGTCGAGGACGTCCGCGGCTTCGCTGGCGGTCGCCACGCCGCTGATCGCGAGTGGCGCGGCACGGTCGAGATCCGCGTCATGGCCGAGACCGGCTACGGCGACGACGACGCGCTCGACCTGCTCGACGACGCGCTGGCCGTGTTCCGGTCGCGCCGCGAGGCCGGGCTCTCGTTCATCGACGGCGAGGCCGAGCTGTTCGACAGCGCCACCGAAGACGGCGCGTGGATGGTCCGCGGCACCGCGATCCCCTGGGCCTACGAGTACCGGGCATGAGCCTGCGCAGCACGATCCGCAACGCGATCAGGGCCGTCTGGGACGCGAATTGGCCGCACGGCGACATCTACCGCGTGGTCTGGCACGAGAACGCGCATCCGGACACACCGACGCCCGGCGAGGTGCGCCACTGGCTTCATGCTCATGTCGAGTTCGCGCGCGAAGAGATGCGCGCATTCGGCGGCGGCTCGCTCGCCAATGAGCGGCTCTGGTTCGGCGCGGTCGCGGTGCGCGTGTTTTCCGAGGTCGGCATCGGCGAGGATGTCACCCTCGATCTGCTCAATGCCGCCGTCGTGGCGCTTCGCGCGCGACGCGCCGGCAATCTGACCTTCGTGGGGCCGATCATCGGCATCGCGGATACCGCTAGATCGAACGGCGCGTGGTATGGTCGCGGCGCGTCGATCCCGTTCCAATATCGCTTCCAGGGCTAAAGGAGACCCGACATGCCCATTTCCGAAGGCGTGCAGTCACGCATCGTCTACAAGGCCTACAGCAGCGGGTCGATCACGGCCAACAGTGAGCCGAACACCGCGACCGACCCCGGCACGTCCGGCGGCCAGGTGCTGCGGCGCGTGTCGTCGTCGCTGAACCTGGTGAAGGACAGCTATCAGTCCGAGGAAATCAGGACCGATCGGCAGATCGCGGACTTCCGCCACGGGTTGCGGCGCGTCGAGGGCGCGATCTCGGGCGAGCTTTCGCCGTCCACCTATTTCGAGTTGCTCGTCGCCGCGCACCGCGACGCGGCGGTGTCGGCGCTGTCGCTGAGCAACACGCAGTTCACCAGCGTCACCAGCGACAGCTCGACCTCGGCCTTCGTCTTCACTGCGGGCGACCCGGTGACGAGCGGTCTGCGCGTCGGCGACATCATCCGCTTCACGAACCTCGCGACGACGGCGAACAACGATCGGAACTTCGTGATCCGGGCCTTCGGTGGCACGAGCAACCGCACGGTGACGGTGTCGCCCGCTCCGACCACCGACGCGGTGGCGGATACCTCGTTCAACTTGTCGCGTCCCGGCAAGACCACCGTCGTCCCGGCCAGCAGCTTCACCTCGAGGAAATTCGGCATCGAGGAGTACCGTGAGGATCTCGACCTCTCGCGCCTGTTCACCGAATGTCGCGTGTCCGGCTATTCGCTGTCGCTCCCGGCCACCGGCCTCTCGACGGTGGAGATCCCGATCATGGGGCGCAACGCGGTGTCGCTGTCCGCCGGGTCCGCGCCCTACTTCACCGCTCCGACCGCCGCGACGACGACCTCGGCCTGCGCTTCGGCCAACGGTCTGATCCTGTCGCCGGACGCCGGCTCGTCGCCGCTCGGCATCGTGACCGGCATCGACATCGCGCTCGATCTCGAAGCCGAGATGCAAGCGGTGATCAATCAGAACATCGCGCCCGAGATCTTCCTGGGCCGCGCGAATGTGACCGGCACGGTGTCGGCGTTCGTCGAGGACTTCGCCCTCTTCAATGCCTTCCTGAACGAGAGCGAGCTACAGCTGATCGTGCGCGTGGACAGCGGCTCGGCGGCGAACGCCGACGCCATCTGCATCTACCTGCCGCGCGTCAAGCTCGGCGGCGCGGACATGCCGCTGTCCGGCGCGAACGGTCAGACGATCTCGCTGCCGTTCCAGGCGCTCCGCTACACCGGCAGCGCGGCGGGCCGCGACACCACGACGATCCGCATCCACGACACGGCGGCCTGAGCATGTCACGTTTCGCTGGTCTCGGCGCGTCGGTGGACAAGCCGACGCGCTGCTATCTCTCGATCCCGGTCGCCGGTCGCCCGCCGCTGCTGTCGCGTGATGGCGATCCGGCGTACATCGACTGCCTGTCGCTCGACAGCCGCGAGGCGGGCGCGCAGCGTCGCGCATCCGCCATCGCGCGCCTCGACCGCCGCGCCGCGAAACTCACCGCCGATGACATCGAGGCCGAGCAGGTCGCGATGCTCGTCGCGCTCATCACCGGCTGGCGGCTCTACTCGCTGGCCGGCGACCCGCTCGATGTCGAGTGCGACGAGGCGGCGAAGCGCGAACTGATGAGCGACCCGACATTCGCGTGGGTGCGCCGACAGGTCGAGGAGCACATAGGCGACCTGGGAAACTGGCTGAGCGCGACGGCGACCTGATCGCCTTCGCGCGTCACCGTTTCGACCTCGACCTGCCGCGCAAGGGCGGTCGCAAACGCGACCACCTGGAGAGTGTCGCGCGGCAGCTAGGACGCCGCCCTGTGGGCCTCGACGGGCCGCCGCTGCCTGCCTGGGGCGAGCACATCTGGTCGGCGTGGCTGGATCTCCACCAAGGTCGCCGCGTCGGCTTCAATGGCGCGGAGCCGCTGTCCTGGGCCGATCTCGATGCGTGGTCGAGGCTGACCGGCGCGGAGATGAGGCCGGATGAGGTGGCGCTTCTGATGCGGATAGATCGCGAGTTCTTCGCCGTGCGCGGCGAGATCGAGGGGAAGAAATGATCAACGCGCCGAAGGAATCGATCCTCAA